CGGCTCGGTAGTCGGCCGCCATCTGCACAAGCTGCGGGTCCAGCGGCGCGCCGAACTCAACCGCCAACTGCTTGGCCAGTTCGTACCGCAGCGCCAGGGCCGCGCCGGGCGGGTAGTTGATGGCCGCCGCCAAGCTGCTGATCTGCGTCAGCACGCGGTCAAAGGTCAGCGTGATGGGGATCGCCACCGTGGGCACAGGCCACACCGTGACGCGGCCCAAAGGGAAGTCGTTGACGTAGAGCAGCGACTGCGGTATGGGCTGCTGGTACGACTTCAGGCTGATGACGTTGAACTCAAGCTGGCCGATGGGCTCGACCGGGAAGTCCACGCCGTTGAACTGCACGAACGCGCCGTTTATCTGGCTCGGCCGCGTGGTGTTCAGGTCGCCGCCCGGGCCGATGGTGTACGAGGCCTGACCGCCCGCAAGCGAGCCGGTGAAGTTGGTCGTGCCCCACAGCGCCAGGGGCTGCGTGTCCCAGTTCTCCAGCACGTCATTCAGCGTTGCCAGGGCATCGCTCGCCTCGTCAGCCGTGGGCGTCTCGGTCCCGCTGATGAGCTTGGCCAGCTTCATCGACCGGGTGATGAGGTCGATTGCGGTGGTAGGGTTTGGCATGGCGAGTCAGTGAGTGGTGGGAGGCTGGGTGGCGCTATGGGGTGCGGGTCAGGACGCCCCGGCATCCAATGCAATGCGGTCTTCGATGGCGCCCTTGTCCGACGTGTCCAGCGCCCCGATGGCCAGCACCTGGCCGCAGAACGTCACCACGCGATAGGTGCCGTCGTCGTCGGTCTTGTGTACTTCGGTGCGCAGGCCGTTTTCGTGCTGCACCACGGCCCATGCCCCGTGCTCGTCGCAGCAGCCCAGGTTGTCGAATTTCAGGTCGGAGAATTTCATGATTTGCCTCAGATGCTGTACTGCACGATGGTGGGTGCAACGGTGTGCGTAATGCGAAGACGGTCGCCAGGGGCGACATCAAACTGGCCTGCGGTAGCGCCCGTGGCGTCGAAATTCGTGGCGTCGCGGCTGTAGGCAATGCTGGTTACGGCGCCGCCGCTGATGGCAAATCGCAGCGGTCGGTAACCCGTGTTGATGAGGTCGTAGGGAGAGGCGCCGGCAGTGATCGGCAGCCGGTTCGGCGGCGCCAGGATGGTGTCGATATTTGGGGTGTTGCCCTCGCGCAGGAAAGTCGACGGCAGCACGACATCCAACAGGCCGGCGGAAACGCGGGCGGCAATGCCCGCCATGACGCCGTCGAAAACGTCCACGTTGGTATCGTTGGACGTGCTGGCGCCTGCCACGATGGCATGGGAGTAGATGTGCCCGGCTGCGCCGTACAGGATAAGCAGGTCGATGTAGCCGAGCCGTCGAGCAATTTCGGCTGCCTGGCTGACCTGGCCATCCCCGTTGGCAATCGTGGTTGAGCCCTGCACCAGCGGGTTTGCGAGCCCACACACTCCGCGCGACTGGAGCATGGGGGCGTTGATCCCGTGGCGCATCCACTTGATGCCAGCACGCGCGCCCACTGCGACCGTGCGATTGCTGTAGCTGTTGTTGGGGGAGGTGTAGAGGTCGGCGCCGGAGTAGCAGCCGATGGCTCGGATCTGCTCGCGGCAGCTTTCGTACTCCATCGCCAGCACACCATCATCAACAATCGTGCCGAACGAGTTATGGCTGACTGAGTGGCCCACCACCTCCCATCCTGAGCTGTACAGAGATTGCAGGCGGGCCACGTCGGCGGCACTCCAGAGGTATTGTGGATTGGCCGGGGTGCCGTTGCCGGTTGGCGTGGCGGCGTACCCGACCAGGCCGTACTTGCGCATGATCGAGACGGCGCCGTCCAGGCCGCTGCCTTGGATGTCGAACCCGATGGTCAGCCGCGCCTTGTCTCGGCCGCCGATGTAGAGGCCCTCGATCCAGTGCGTCGTGTTGGCCACGATGCCCTGCATTTCGATGGCCATGTATCCCACATCTGTGCCAAATGCATACGTTCCGGCGCCGACCTGCCAGCCATTTTTGGTGACGCCCCCCGTTTGGTAATCCTGCTGACCGCCGACAGCCCCTCCTGTGCTGATAGGTTCGGAGGTTGACGCCAGCAGGACATTCCATCCCTCGACCAGCATGCCGGACAACTGCGCCCAGGTGTAGGTGATGTAGTTGGAGGAGCTGGAGCCCATGCGCAGGACGATCTTGGCATTGCCGCCGAGCCGGTGGCAGTAGACCAGCAGCGCAAACGTGGTACCGACCGTTGCGGCGCCTGCAATCTGGCTGGCCGCGAAGTTGCGCAGTTGCGCAAAATTTGGGTTGCCTGTGTTGCCGACGACGACTGAGCCGTCGATGCGGATCGACCCGCCTTCGCGGCGCCACATCGACGCGCCGTTTGCAGCGCTGGCGGCAGTGGTGTAGGCCCATGCCACGCTCGGCGTGGTCAGTTCGGGCGACGGCGACCAGTTGCCGGTGCGCAATTCATTCGGTCCGGCAAGTCGAGTCCATGGCGTTGCGCCGCCTGTGTAGCTGCCGCCGACAAGCGCGCCCGCAGTGCCCGGGGTCGTCGGCAGTTTTGCCACTTCAGATGCCGCCGCCACCTGAGTAGCGGTGATGCCCGTGTCTGCTGGCGACGTCGCATCCCCACCATACCCGCCGTCAAACAGCAGCGACGGGTCAGCCACAGACGCGAACCCGGCCGACACCAGCGAGCGCACGAAGTCGAGCGGCGCTGTCAGCGCCTGCCCGGCCGTCAGCGGTGTGCCGTAGGAATCCGTCCGCCCTGCGCGGGTGATGGTGCACGTGATGTTCGGCATGGGTCAGCTTTCTGCGGATGCGGCGCGGCGGCGTTTGGTGGGCTCTGCCACGGGCGCAACAGCCAGCGGCGCGGTCGGGTCTGGGCACTGCACGTCAGGCCAGCCCGAGGCAATCAGGGCGTCAAGCTCGGCCTGTGAGGTCACGAGGATGGCGCCGACGTCGCGCCTGGGCTGGAACCAGTGGGGGAAGTCCATGGGTCTGATCGTGTGGGCGGCCGGCGCTGTGCCTGCACCGCCCGGGTTCATCAGTTCGGCGGCAGTTCGCCCGAGACGGTGAGCAGCACCCAGTCGATGGCGACAGCGGCAGTCGCGGCGGCGTTCAGGGTGAATGTCACCGAGCCAGCAGCCGGCGTGATGCGCGTGATGCTGGTGGCCGTGGTGTCGGCCGCCGCGTTGCTCAGGTAGGCCAGGAAGCGGCTTTCCGTGGTGAACGCGGCATTGGTGACAACCACCGACGTGCCGGCGGCAGCGATGCCGACGCGGCCCATGGTCTTGGTCGTGGTGACGGCGCCGGGCGTGACCGGGCCGGCGCTCGTGCTGGCCAGGCCCTGGGCCACGAGTGCGGCTTCTTCCTGGGTGGCGAGTTGGACGATGGTTCCGGCTGCATAGCCGGCGTAGGACTTGCCGAGAAGGATCATGATGGAACTCCAATCCGATATACCGTTATACTAAGGCCGTCACAGAACACGAGGCCATTATGCTGACTGCCGAACGACTGCGCGAAGTTTTGTCTTACGCCCCGGATACTGGCGTTTTCCGCTGGAACTCGACTGGCTCCGGGAGAAACTCCACACCGGGAGGCAAAGACAGGGACGGTTACTGGAGAATCGGCATTGACTACCGAATGCACAAGGCGCACCGTCTGGCGTGGCTGTACGTGCATGGCGAGTGGCCTGCCGCCGAAATCGATCACATCAACTGCGACCGACTCGACAACAGAATCGCCAATCTCAGGCTTTGCGTCGGCGGGATCGTCAACAAGCAGAACCCCGCTGGAGCGACCCGCAGGAACAAGTCCGGTCGCCCGGGCCTGTTCTGGTTTGCGAAAACGAACAGGTGGCGCGTTCAGATCACCTGCGACAGGAAACAGATCCACCTCGGGTACTACAAGGATATCGAGGAGGCTGCTGCGGCTTACGCCGAAGCCAAGGCCCGGCTGCACCCCGCAAGCAGGAAATGAACGCATCACCCGGCCAGCTGCTTAGGTCGCGTACAGGCAGGCCAATTCCGGGTAACAGGCGGCCCACCCAAACAGAACGTCGAGGCGCATTATACTATTATCATTGATGCCGTCGTAGAACTCCGTCACCTTGATGGTGAAGCCCTTGTACGTCTCCTGCGCCACGTCGATGACGCCCTTGCCGCCAGGGGGTGCCCACATCGGCACCATGGCCAGGGTGAAGGCGTCCTTGTGGTAGGCGACGTTGGCGTTGTAGGCGCCAGAGGCGGTGCCGAAAATCGTGAAGTTCGCGGCCGTGGTGGCGTTGCTCACGTTCTGGAAGGCGCCGGAAGGCGTCAGGGCCGGGCTGATCGGCAGCGCGGTGGCGCCGGCCAGAAGGTCGGCGGTGACCACGAACTGAGCCAGCGTGCCGGTGCTCTGGCGGCTCTGCGGGTTGACCGCGAACACGCCGGGGAAGCTGATCTTCGTGCCGCGCGTGATCGTTCCAGTCAGGGCGGCGCAGGCGATGGACGATCCCGACAGGCCGGCCGCGACGGCGGTCCCGGTCACGGCCTGGGTGCCGTTGGTGTGCACATCCACGTTCTGATCCATCGCGTAGGCCAGGCCCAGGCTGTCGACCATCACGCCCGACTCGAACTGCTTGGTCAGGGTCTGCTGGCCGTTGAACATGCCGGCGAAGCCCTGCACGGTCGCGCCATTCAGGGCCGGGTTCATGATGAAGGCCCGGCGCTTGTCCTTGCGCGGCGCACCCATCTCGTCCAGGCGCTGGTTCACGCCGGTCACTGCGGCCAGCGCCAGGGCCTGCGTGGTCGGCAGGGTGCCCGGGGTGCCGATGGTGTTGAACGTCGACAGGCGGGCCAGTTGCAGGCCCTGGCGGTCGATTTCGTTCGCTACCGGCTCCATGGCCGCGGCCACCTTGTCCTCCAGCTTGTTGAACGACAGGGTGCGTTCCAGGCTGGTGAAGTTCAGGTCACAGCCGCCCTGGCTCAGGGTCAGCGGAATGCTGGTTTCGGTGGTGGCCTGGGGCACCGCCACGCGGCCGGCGCGGTAGGTGTAGCGCGGGGGGCGCTTGATGTTGATCGTCTGGCCGGGCATGTAGCCCCGCGAGACGTTTGAAGTGAACTCGCTCTCGAAATCGCGGTTGACGTTCGAGGCGAAGCCCAGCATGTTGGCCAGGATGGGCAATGCCTCCTTGGCCACGATGGAACAGGTGACTGCGGTATTGGTCATGGTTCAGTTGCTCCAGAAACGACAAACCCCGCCGGAGCGGGGTCAGGTGTTGGTGTCGTCCGGTTGATGGATTACCGTGCCCAGCGCGCCTTGTTTGGCCCCTTGGAGCGGTGCGCCACGTAGTCGTCAATGCTCATCTTTGACGGTTCGTCGGCCACACTGCGCCCCTGGGACAGGTTCACGGCTGCGGGCTTCGGTGCTTGGGTGGTGCGGGCGGGATGGTCTGCAGGCACGTCGGCCGGCGCGGACAAGGTCGCTTCGATGCGCCCCAGTTCGCGATCAGCTTGGCGCTGCGGCAGGCTGTTCAGGCGTGCGAGCACCTCGGGGTGCTTGGCCAGGTGGTAGGCCAGCGCCGGGCCGTGCTCGCTCTCCACCAGTGCCTCGGCAACGTGCGCCGCAACGGGGGCATCGGTCGCACCCACGACGGCATCGTAATCGGGCATGGCGGTGCGGGCAGCGGCTTGGCGCTGTTCCCATGTGCTGGCCTGCTGCTGGCGCGCGGCTGCGGCCTGCTGCTGGCTCATGGCCTGGGCCACTTTCTGGTCGGCCTTGAAGTCGGCCAGGGCCTCGACGAATGAGGCGTAATCCTCGAACTGGTCAGGGGTCGGCTTGGTGGGCGCAGCCGGTGCAGCGCTGTGCTGATCGGCCGATTGGGGTGCCTTGCCCTGGGTTGCCACGCCGCGCCAGTAGGCTGCTTCCCGCTCGGCCTCGTGGCGCTTGCGGGTCAGCTCGTCGATGCGCGGCTGCAGGCCCTTGTAGCGGCCCCGCTCGTCGCGCTCCTGGCGCTGTTCGTCGGTCTCGGCCTCGCCTTGCTGGCCATCCTTGGCCTGCGGCTCCTGCTGTTGCGTCTTGCTGTCGTCTGCGGGTGCAGGCGCCTGGCTGGTATCGGGGGTCTGCCCCTGCTCCGACGCGGGAACAAATGTGTCTTCAGGCACGCTCATTGCGCGATCTCCGGCCCGGTGTTTGAGCCCATCGGTAGGCCATCGCCCTGTGCGCCGTACTCCGATGCTGGGCCAGCACCGGGGCGAGAGTTGTCTTCGGCCAGGTCGCCGGCCACGTCAGCGGCCAGCAGCGGGGGCGGTTGCAGCTTGGCCAACAGCAGGGCGATGACGCCCTTCAGCTCTTCGGCGTCGCCCTTGGCTTCGGCGTTGATGCGCGCGACCTCGATGGCCGCCTGCGCCTTGATCTGTTCGCGGTCAACGCCGCTCTGCGCTTCCTGCAATGCCTGCTGCATCTGCTGCACGGCGTGCTGCATCTGCGACAGCATCTGGCCGGCCTGCTCCGCTGGCACCGGGCCATCTGGCGTCTGTACCATGTTCTGCTGCTCGGCGTCGCTGCCGTCTTCGCCCTGGCGCAGCTCGGGCCGGATGGTTTTTTCGATACGGTCGGCGATCTCTTGGCTCATCGGCCAATCCGTCGAGCGCACGACCTTGTCGCCCGCGATCTCCATCAGCTTCGGCCAGAACTGCGCCGTCTGGATCATCCCGTCCACGGCCTCCTGCCGCATGGTGTCGTAGCTCGGGCCAGTAGACACGGTGCACGTGTACTCGCCAGCCGTCATGTCGTTGAGCACCTCTTGCACAGCCTGGCCGCGCTCATCCACGCCATGGCGTGGCACGTTGACCTCGACGCCTGTCACCTTGCCGTCTCGACCCATCATCTGCAGCACCCGGCGGGCGTCGTACACCTTGGGCATCATGTCCAGGATGCACCGGCCGACATGGCGCAACGTGGTGTGCAAGTTGTCGATGTAGTGGAAGGTCGCCGTCTCGCCCTGGCGGTCCCGGGCGTTGATGGCTTTGCCGCTGGTCTCGTTGCTGCGCGCCCCAAGGCTGGCGTCGAAGATGCCCGTCGTGGCCTTGATGTCGTCGCTGGCGTGCATCGCCATGGCCAGCACCCCGGACGGCAGATCCGCCATGGGCTGGCGCTGCGGCGGCGGGGCGAGCATGCCGCCCAGGCTCTTGGGCTTGTATTCCAAAAACGGGAAGCTGCTGGTGTTCGCTGCAGCCCACTCCGACTCGTGGCCCTCGAACTGACCTTCCGCGCCGATATACGGGGTCTTCGGGCGCAGCGCGACCTCCTCGGTCGCCGCCGTCATCCAGAAGTTGTACATGCGCGCCGGGTCTTTGGCGTTGCGGATCAGGCCCGAGCGGAACACCTTGCCGTCGATGTCGGTCTCGTCGCCGTAGACCGGGAAGACCGGAATCCAGCGACACGGGATGTCGGCGCGGTCGAGCACCTGCGTCGCGGTCAGCTTGAACCACTGCACCGTTTGCCTGTATCCGTCGCGCTCCTGCTTGATGGTCACGCCGGGCGGCAACTCCAGCAGGTCGTCCTTGTAGCCACTCTCCCCGTTGCTCAGCAGCACGACCTTGGCCGGCGCCTTGTTGATCCGGTAGTACTCGGCCAGGCGCACCGTGTCCTCGTCGGCCCAGTCGTGCGCCGCGTCGCCCATGGCGCGGATGGCGTTGAGGTCGGCCGGGTCGGCGTCCGGGTACTCCAGCGCGAAATCTGCCTTTGGCACCTTGACGGACAACACGCACCACTGCTGATCCGACCCATCCGGGTTGACGTGCGCCGGGTCCATGTAGACCGTGAACGGGTTGCGGATGCGCGCGAACCTGATTTCCTGGTCGAAGCTGTCGGGCCGGCAGTAGTCGGTAACGAGGCGGAAGTAGCCGAATCCGATCTCTGCTGCGCTGTTCACGGAGGTGTCGTAGCAGACGCTGGCATTGCTGGCGTACTCGATGTGCCGGATGACGCCCTGTCGGATCTCCGCGCCCTCCTTGTCGCCGTCAGCCACCGGATGCACGTTGATGCTCGGCACGGCCTGGCGCTGCGAGTTCGTCACTTGATGCACGAACGTCGGCAGCTTGTTCATCGTCAGGCACGGGCGCTGGTCGCGCACGCGCTGCGCCTTCACGGCCGGATCCCACTGCTCGCCCGACTTGAAGCGCAGGTCATCCATCGCCTGGGCGCGGTTCTCGCTGTCCGCCGTCACGCTGATGTGCATGCGGTGGATGCACTCGGCGATCACGGCTGCGTCGTCGGTCGCCTTCGCCGGCTTGTCGTCGCGCTCGCTCATTTTACCTCCTGAACCCCAAGGTCTGTGCACCCGACTGCAACCCTAATCACAGCCCACCAAACATGCCAACCGCGAACATACTCGGCGCGCATTACGTCATAGCGCGTCGAGTACCAAACCCAGCATGGAACGCGAACCGCTATTCCCATGTTCCATGGCAGCCGCGATATGCCGACCGGGATGATCTCCCCGTGAGTAAGCGTTCTCATGCGTGCAAGGCCTCAATGGTCGGATTCAGGCGCAGCAGGCGCGGCGTGGCGCCCGGCATGCGCGCCATGAGCAGCGGCTCTGGCTGGATGGCCTGAAAGCCGAAGCGGCGCGCGTACCAGTCGACCAGCTGCTCCCGGCTCAGCGCGATGTTGTCGCCCCAGGGCTGCGGCCACAGCACCAGCACGATGCCGGCCTTGTCAGCCTCGCTGCACACCTTGTGCAGCAGCGCAGTGGCGTGGCCCTGGCCCTGGTGCTCGGCAGGCACCTCGACGCTGCACACCTCGCGGATGCCCGCGCGCATGCTGGCCGGAACGGCATTGGTCTGACGCACGCGGCACGCGGCGTGGCCGGAGGTGCGGGGTCCTGTGTCCATCAGCCCATCCAGGCGGTTGCACCGGCTGCGGCGATCTCGCGCGCAGTCCGGCGGGGTGCGCTGCTGCGCACGGTGTTGGTCAGTTCGTCGGCCACGAGCGCCAAGTAGCGAAATGCGTCGGCGCCGTGGCTGAACTCGTCGTGTCTCGGCGCGCCTGGCTCCCCGGTGCTGTTGCTGACGTTGCGCCGGTATCGCTTGAGGCACTCCAGCAGCCGGCGCACAGCCGGCGTGTCGTTGAACCACACGCGCGGGAAAACGAGGCGCGCGGTGCGTATGCCCTGTTCTACCTCGGTGTTCGGCGTCATGAGCGGCGAGCGGCCCAGCGACTCCATCACCTCGTTGTCCGCCTTGCCTGTCTGGTGGCGCTTGGCGTAGCCGTCGTGTGGCAGGTAGTCGTTACCCCAGTTGTAGGGCTTGGCCTGCAGCTCGCGCACGTAGTCGGGCAGCGTGCGGTGGCTATCCTCGATGTAGTCGATTACCCGCAGCTCAGACGCGGCGCGCTGCACGCAGATAATGGACATCGCGTCATTCCACCCAAGATCCCACACGGCGTGCGTCTTGAGCAGCTCATCGTGCGGCACGCGCGTGATGCGCCCCTCCGCCTCCACCTTGGCGATCTCACCCGCGTAGATGGCGCCCTCGACGGCGGGCCGGCACTGGCCGCCCCACACATGCTGATACTCCTCGGCCTGCATCGTCGCCAGGGCGTGCAGGCGCTCGCTCTCCAGCTCGGGCGGGAACCACGGGTTGTCGCGCCAGTTGCAGATGAGGCTGATCGTATCCGGGTGCGGGCGCACGACGGCGCGCTGGTGCGTCTCGTCGGTCTCCAGCTCTGGGTTGTAGGTCGCCCAGATCTCAGAGCCGGGCGCGCGGATGGTCGGCGCCAGGATGTGCCATGAGCGGGCGCTGATCGTCTGCGCCTCCTCCAGCCACACGCGGGTGCAGCCCTCGAAGGACTTGATGCTGTCGGCCGTCAGGTCGGACAAGCCGCGGAACGAGAACGTCGAGCCGTTGCGGCCCCGGATCTCTTTGGCCATGACCTCGAAGAACGCCCCCAGGCCAAGCGCCTCGATCTGGTCGCACAACAGTTGGTAGACCGATTGCTTGATGCTCACCTGCACCTCCCGCGCGCACAGCACGCGGTGCGGGGTGCTGGCGGCTTGCACGAGCAGCGCGCGGGAGACGCCCCAGGACTTGCCAGAGCCCCGACCACCGCGCACGAACTTGTACCGGGCCGGAGCGAACAGCGGCTGAAGGGCCGCCGGGAGGGTTACTTGCTGCTCAGGCATCGCGGAAACGACGAAGCCCGCGCGGCTTGCGCCTGGCGGGCTTCTTTGGCGTGTTTCTTTCGCCCACGCCGGGGGCGACGGAAGGATTATGCCCCTACATCACGCCGGCCTGCAACAGCTTGCATGTGAGCAACGCGCGGGCGGTCGCCACGATCACAGCGCGCTGCGCCGGGTCGGCCGGCAGGCGTGGCGAGCGCCACAGCGCGCAGCCGCTGGCCAGGTTGCGCGCCTCCATGCAGATGGCGATGCGCTCCTGATCGGGCAGGGTGGCAACGTGGTAGTCGACCGCCTGCATGGTGCGCCGCTCGATGGCGTCATCCTCCACGCCGTTGTCCGCGTCGTAGTGCCGCCCGGCGTTGTAGTCGCCGCAGACCAGCGCGCGGCCCTTGTGCCCCCTGACAGGCGTGTAATCGGCCTGCCATGTGTGCCAGCGGGCCAGCAGGTCATCCAGCGCGGCGGCATGTACTGCTGCCTGGGTGTCGTCACGCATCGGTGGTGTTCCTCGTGGTTGTTGGGGCTGCGAAAGAGACGGCCAGGCTCAGCGCCTGCTCTCCGGGGTCGTCCATGGCTTTCACGCGGTCCTTGTTCGCCGCCAGCAGGGTCAGCGCGATGTGGCTGGACTCGTTGGCGAGCTTGGTCAGCACGCCGACGTTTCGCAGGCTGTCGAGCGATGCCATAGGTTCGGCGTCGTCCACCTTGGCCACCTCACTGTTAGCCAGCGCATGCAGCCGGTGTGCCGTGGCGCTGCCCAGTTCTGCCGCGCTGGCCAGGCTCTGGCTGATGTTGCGCAAACGCTCGGCCAGGCTGACGGCCATGTACTGCTGCTGGACCGGCAGGGCGGCCAGGGCTGTCTGAGCGTCCGCAACCTGTTTCGCAACAGCGCGGACTTGTTCCGGTTGTTCCGCAACACTCACCCGCATGATGGTCGCCGGCCCGACGCCGTACTCTCTCGCCAGTGCGCGGACGCCCTCCCCAGCTGCGAGCCGGCGCGACACCTCCTCGCGCTGCATCGGGCTGAGCTTAGCCGGCCGAGCCATCACCCACCCCCATCGATACGCTGCAGAAAATGGATCGGGCAGCCAATGTACTGATGTTTTCCGCAACCATCAAAGGCGACCCATGCACCGCCGGTCCCGGCTGGGCAAATCAAGTCTCCGGCGCATCCTGCGTAGCCAACGTAATCGCCGGCTGGCATTACGCAGCCCTTCGGGATTTCCAGTCTCACGCGGATAGGCGTGAATCCTCGCTCATCTCCCCACCCCATCATCAGGCCCTCACCTTCTTCACCAACGTCTTCTGCCCCATTGCTGTCTGCGCCCGGCGCCTGAACGTCACGATGTAGGCCACGGCCGTCTTGCTGATGCCGAAGGCCTTCGCAATGTCAACGTACTTCACGCCCTGGTCACGCATCGACAGCAGATCCTCCACCTGCGCATTGCTCAGCTTGGCCCGGTGATGATCCTCGCCGATCACATGGCCGTTTTCATTCACCAGCACCACGCGCCGGCTGAATACGACGAAGCTGCCGGACTTCACAATATCCCTTCCAGCGCCTGCTTCACGCCTGCCACGTTGCGCGGCTTGAAGATGTCAGCCATTTTCTGCCGCCTCTCTGATTATCTTCTCGACCCAAGCGCGCCCCAGGCGCTTCGCCTTTTCCGCGACATCCGGCAACACGCGGAACGGCAGGCGCCCGGTGCGCCTGGCGTCTGCGGGGAGTGGTGGCCGGCCCGCCGGGCGCTTTGGTTGTTTCGGCGCTATCACTCGCACCTCCTGATTAGGCTTGGCCAGCCACGATGGCCAGCAGTAGGGTGCGGCCATCATGGTTTTTTTGGTCGATCCACCAGCCGGCGCGGGCCTGGCTCTTGGCCTTCTTGGCCGCAGCTTCGAGGCCGGCAAGCTGCGCGGCCATGGCCGGCTGCTTTTCGGCCGGCAGGGCCGCGAAGTTTGCATGTGCCTTGGCGATCATGGCGTCGACCGCCAGGATCAGGCGGGCGCGGATTTCTCCGGCCCAGCCGATTTGCTTGTCGGAGCCGGTCAGGGCGACCAGCCCGGATTCAGCGGCGGCAGCTTGCGCCTTGGCGGCGCGGCACGCTGGGCAGTCGTGGCCCAGGGCGGCGGCGATGGTGCGCTCACGGCCAGAGTGGTGGCCGTAGAGCTGCACCTGCTCGGTGTGGCCGCAGGCGTATGTCAGTGTGTTCCAGGCCATTTCGATCCCCTTTAGTTGCTGAACAGAACCGCTCTGTCCATGGGTGTAAATGCACGCCTTTAACTCTGCCAGGTCAAGGTATTTGTGCGCCATTTACACATCGCAACATAGCAGCCGATGGGCGAATCAGCCCGGCAGCTCCTCCACGTAGACCCGCAGCGCGCCACCAGTGATGGTGTTGCACCGTGTGATCCGTAGGTCGTCGATCTGGCTGTCGTCGCGCCACATGCCGGCATGCGTAAGGGCGTCGAGCGCCGCTTTGGGGATGTTGTCCAGGTCGCGAGCACGCCTATCGGGCGCATGCACCTCGATCCGCACGGACAGGCGGCCAGCCATGGCGGGCACACCTTGGCCGATCAACGCTGATGCGACACTGGCCCGGTAGGCGCGGGCCTTGGCACTCAGTAGCGTCATGCCGCCCACCCTGCGCCAGATGGTATTGGCCGTTGGTGGGTATGGCAGCACCAGGACAACCATCACCAAACCACCCGGTAGGATACCGACAGGGGGGTGATGATCAGGCCGGGTGCATGCACAGCGATGAGCGCACCGGCAATAGTCACGGCTGCATCACGGTACGACGGCACATGCCCGGGCTGGCCCATGTCGGACAGCTCCTTGCTGATGCCAGCAGCAGCGCCAGAAAACAGGGCCAGGCGGGCATCACCACTCATCTGCAGCACGCTGCCGGCAACCCATGCGCCTGCAGCGGCGTGTTTGCCCTTGTCGGCGCCTGTCCATGAGTCGGCAGCCTGGGCGCCCGGCGCCGCCGCTATCAATGCTGCGGCAATCATCTGGATCATGCGCATCATGCTGCCCCCTGTTTTTGCCGCAGCGCCTCATCTGCAGCGCGCCGCTGCTCCCACACCGCCGCAAACCGATCACGCAGCCGGCGCGCGCTCTCCTGGCCCTCGCGGTGGGCGACCTGCGTGATGTAGTCGGCCCGCGCCTGGCGGTTGCCGATGTGCATCAGCGTGTCGACGTGGCGCTGGCGGGCGCGGCACTCCTCCAGCCACACCAGGCTATTGCCCGG